CCGCAGAAGAAGAGCCTTCTGGCGGAGTGGGTACTAACAAATCTTTGTAGCTCACGCATGCTGCACATCAGTGTGGTGCCGGCGCAGGACATCGACAGGCTCCACGGCATCAGCAACTACGAGACATACATGACAGACAAGGTGCGGGAGCAGCTGGGCCGGGATGATGTCCGCGTAATGGTAAGGGAAGCAGATAAAGATCCGACGATGCACGCCAGGGCGTACAACGCCCGGCTGGTCTTCGAATAGGAGGGATAGAATGACGGGGGTAACGATCCTGGACTTAAAGGATTATCGGCATCTGCAGAAAGAGATCCGGACAATCGATGAAGAGCTTGAATGGATTTACTTCCCGGTCGCTTCTCCTAACGGGAAGACATCCGGATCTCGCGGGTCAGAGCCGTCAGATCCGACGGCCAGAGCTGTGCGCAAAGCGGCTCGGCTGAAAGAGCGCAGGGCCCGACTGCAGGCCAAGGTTGAAGCGATTGACTGGTGGCTGCTCAATCTGGAAGACCACCAGCTGGCAGCCATCTGCCGGGAACGGTATGTTCTCGGGAAGTCATGGGCTGAGGTCTCGCTGGATGTCTGTGGATCTGACAACTTCAGCACTGCCCGGATGATTGTGGTAAGGCATTTCGGATCTGCGTGATGTTGTGCAACTTTTGCAACTTAGATGTGCTATATGTTAAATGAACGATTAAGACGGCTCGCAGCAGGCCGTCTTTTTCGCGTAAAGAGAGCCGTAGGCGCGTTACAGACACCCCATGGACTGATCCTCCTTTCTTGAGACACGGCTCTCTTTACAATTGGGAGAGAGATGACAAAGATAAGAAATCGTCCGGACATGGACGGAAAATTCCAGTCCGCCTATGAAAAGAACCGGAGGGTCATCATCGCTGAATCAGAGGTCTGCGCAATATGCGGCCTCCCTTTGATCCGGGGGGCTAAGTTTCCGGATCCAATGTCAACGACTGTCGATCACATCATTCCGATCGCGAAAGGCGGGCATCCTTCTGCTCTGGACAATTTACAAGCCGCCCACCTTATTTGTAACCAGGTCAAGGGGACACGGCTGGTCGTGGAGCAGAACAAAAACATTCAGAAAGAAGCACAAACAATTTCAAACAGGGTTTTACCGTTAACAATCGACTGGAAGGCTTACTGATCAAGGTAGGGGGAGGAGACCCTCCCCCGTACCTCAGGCCCAACCGCCGCTGTAACTCGGTAAATATCTCGCACATTTCATGAAAGGAGCCACGAAATGGACTACCAGGGCATCGACTACCTCCGCAATAAACTCAACAAGAAGTCAACGCGGGTTGCATTGCGGTATAGGTATTACGAAATGAAGGAAATTAACCGCAGCCTGTCGCCGATCATGCCGCCATGGCTGAAGGACATGTACAGGTCCACGATCGGATGGTGCGCGAAGTCGGTAGACAGCCTGGCTGACCGGCTCGTGTTCCGTGGATTCGAGGAGCCGGACATCTACAATGCGCAGCAGATCTTCGCATTCAACAATCCGGATATCTTCTTCGATTCCGCCATCCGGGAGTCGCTGATCGGGTCGTGCTCGTTCGTGCACATCACGCACGGAGAAAACGAAGAGGCCGGCCAGGTGCCGATCCCGCGCCTGTCAGTTCTGACAGCTGCGGACGCAACCGGCATCATGGACGAATTCAGCGGACTGCTGAAGGAAGGCTACGCTGTCCTGGACAGGGACAACGATGGCCGGCCGGTGATTGAGGCATACTTCACGAAGGAAGGAACCCAGTATTACGAGAACGGCAGGCCGACAATCTTCGAAGAGAACCCGGCCCGCTATCCGCTGCTGGTGCCGATTGTCTTCAAGCCGGACAGCAAGCGGCCATTCGGACATTCCCGGATCAGCAGATCCTGCATGTACTATCAGCGGTTCGCGCAGAACACGATGGAGCGGGCAGAGGTCAGCGCCGAGTTCTACAGCTTCCCGCAGAAGTGGATCTCCGGAACAGATCCGGATGCAGATCCGCTGGACAGCTGGAGAGCATCGGTGTCAGCCATGCTGCGCTTCGACAAAGATGAGGATGGCGATCATCCGGTAATCGGCCAGTTCAGCCAGCAGAGCATGTCGCCGTACACCGAGCAGCTGCGGATGGCAGCGGCGATGTTCTCCGGAGAGACCGGCCTGACGCTGGACGATCTGGGCTTCGTCACCGACAACCCGTCAAGCGCCGAAGCGATCAAGGCCGCGCACGAAAGCCTGCGGCTGATCGCACGGAAAGCGCAGCGGACATACGGGTCTGCCTTCGCGAATGTCGGCTTCATCGCGGCATCCGTTCGGGATGGAGAACCGTATTCCCGTTACGGCGTGACCGACATGCGGCCGATCTGGGAGCCGGTATTCGAACCGGATGCAGCTGCCATCACATCGATTGCAGACGGTGCGCTGAAGATGAATCAGGCCATCCCAGGATACTTCGATGAGTTCAACCTTCGGGAGCTGACGGGAATTGAACCGTCCGGCGAGCCGATCAGCATCGAAGAGATCCCGGAGGCGGCTGAATGAGTGAGTTCGGCACGGAACTCTCCGGAAAGATCCAGAAGAGATTTCTGAATCTTCTTAGGACCGACAGGGCACTGAACCGGGTAAAGAATCGGGTCAGGGATGGCACCGATTACGAGATCGCGAACGAATACGCGATTCGGGCCGGCGAACTGCTGTCACAGTCGATCAATGCGGAGACAAAGACGCTGTCCTACATGTCGGAGGAGGTCGCCAGGGAGGTGCTGTACCCGGTGCTCACCCTGGATCACGACCTGGTGAACACGGCATCCGTGCAGATCCAGCAGAACATGAACGCGGCCAACGGCATAAACGTGTCGGCAATGTCCGCGGATCTGGACACCAACCGGATCGAAGGATTCATAACGAAAGTTAGCAGTTATGACACTTACGATGCGGCCCGGTGGGTCATGGGTGAACCGATTGTCAACTACAGCCAGTCAACGGTTGACTATACGATCCGGAAGAACATGGATGCCAACGCCCGTCTGGGCATGGAGGCCCAGCTGATCCGGAAGATAGATCCGGCCGAGACGGCCAAGGGCAACCGGGCATGCAGGTGGTGCCAGTCGCTGGCAGGCACATACAGGTACAACGATGTAAAGGACACCGGGAACGAGGTGTTCCAGAGGCATCGTGGATGCCGGTGCCAGCTGATCTACAAGAACGGCAAAGAGATAAAAGATGCCTGGTGGAAGACAACTCTGCAGAGCGAGGACTTCGAGGAGAACCGCCTGCTGATCAACCAGAGGATCGAACAGCTCGGGGGAGAACAGCAGCGCAAGACAGAGCAGGCACGGAAGCCGAACAGAATGGCCGAGTATGTCGCCAGGGAACTGCACTACTCTCCGGAAGGCGTTCGGAAGTGGTTTGCAGAGTATCGGGACGACATCAATCGGTACGGCATTGATTACATGATCGATTACACAAGAATCGAAGCAAACAAGCGCAAGAAGCAAATTCTTATGAGCTGAGAAAGGTGAGGGGAATGGCAACCAGAACAGGCCGCCAGACTCCCACACAATCTATTGTTCTTTCGTTCAAAGTTTCAAAAGGCACCGAGGCGTTCGAGCTGTACGAATCCTGCGGCCGGGAGTCGATGGACTGGCAGAAACTGCTGATCACCGACATCATGGGGCAGAACGAGGACGGACTCTGGACGCATTCGCAGTTCGGCTATGAGGTACCGCGGCAGAATGGCAAAGGCGAAGTGCTGACGATGCGCGAATTCTGGGGGCTGGTGAATGGTGAGAACATCATCCACACGGCCCACAAAACGAGCACATCGCACAGCGCCTTCGTCCGGCTGGTGAAGATCCTGACGGCTGCCGGGTACACCGAGCAGGGCCGGAAAAAGAAGGGCGTAACCAACCCGGAGAAGTCCTTCAAGAGCACGAAGCAGTACGGCCTGGAACAGATCTTCCTGGAAAACGGCGGATCCATCGTGTTCCGCACCAGGACAGAGGCCGGCGGCATTGGTGAATCGTTTGATCTTCTGATCATAGACGAAGCTCAGGAATACACGGCCACGCAGCAGTCGGCACTGATCTACACGATTGCAGCGTCCAGGAACCCGCAGACGATCTTCTGCGGGACTCCGCCTACCGTGTCGAGCAAGGGCGATGTCTTCAAGGGCTTCCGGAACAGAGTGCTGTCCGGAAACACGCAGGATGCCGGCTGGGCAGAATGGTCTGTTTACCAGAAGCCGGATAACATTATGGATCCGGATCTGTGGTACGAAACCAATCCGAGCCTGGGCATTATCCTTAGTGAACGGACAATCCGCAACGAGGATGTCGATAACCATCTGGACTTCGTAATCCAGCGCCTGGGCTATTGGCACACGTATGAGCTGAAGTCGGAGATCACGGAAGCGGACTGGCTGCATCTGAAGGTCAAGGCGCTGCCGAATTTCACCGGCAAGCTGTACTACGGCATCAAGTTCGGAGCAGACGGGGCCAACGTGGCCATGTCTGTGGCTGTTAAGACAGCGGACGGCCGGATCTTCCTGGAAACAATCGACTGCAGGCCGCAGGCACAGGGCATGGAATGGATGGTTGACTACCTCCGGCACAGCCGGTGCGAGGCGGTGGCAATCGATGGCAAAGGGAAGGCGGATCTGATGATGCAGCTGCTGGACGGCGAGAAGATCCGCACGAAGCACATGATCCC